ATAAGATTCGAGGGTGATCTAAATGACAATGATGATGATTAATCATGGCAAAATTACCTAACAATCCTTTAGTCTCTGAACTTTTCAGAGCAGTTCATGGTGCCAAGACTAAAGACAAAAAGATTGATTTACTGAAGGCACATAAACGTGATGATGTCAAAGCACTATTGATATGGAACTTTGACAAAGGGATTGAGAGTGCAGTTCCAGAAGGAGCAGTGCCATACAAACCCAACGAGTCACCCAAGGGAACTATGGGTCACACTCGATTAGTTCATGAGTGGAGAACTCTTTACAACTTTGTAAGAGGTGGTAACGATAAGATCTCCAACATGAGAAGAGAAAATTTACTCATACAATTACTAGAGTCACTCGAAGCAGAAGAGGCAGAGATTGTATGTCTTGTCAAGGACAAGGATCTTCAGAGTAAATACAGAATTACTAGAAACGTAGTAGAAGAGGCATATCCAGAGATAAATTGGAGAGATCGGTAACATATGATACATTTTATGTTGCTAAATACTGACAGATATGTTAGCATATCCTTACGTTCATCTCGCAAGAGACGCAAGTAAGTCAGACACGGAACGGGTACGTTCATCCTTTCGGGGACGCAAATGTTGACTGAAGGAACGGGGCAAAAATCCCTACTACTTTGGAGAAAACAAATGACAAAGGTCACTTACCGTGGCGTTGTTTACAACGCTGAAGAGTACAACGCTAAAGTGGTTGCAGAAGCAGCACAGCGTAACAGACACGATCTAATGTATCGTGGACTCAAGGTCAACAGCAAGGCATCACCTTGCAGCTAATGACAAAGGAGGGGTATTGCACCCCTCTTTTTTTATGCTATAATTTTGTCATGGACAAAGACAAACTAAAAATTATAGTGTCTGATCTTGAGATGTTATTGTCTGCTCTCAAGGCAGAAGTCTATGCTGACACTGAGTCTTATAGATACTCAGACGTAGATCCAGTTGAATTGGATTACGATGATGAGTTCGAGGGAACATGACAGTAAGACTAATAAGCATCACACCTGATGCTGAAAAAACTATGGCATATATTGCCAGAGTATCTAATCCTGCCAATCAAGAGAACGACAACTACTCAGGTCTTTTGAGGTATTGCATCAAACACAATCATTGGTCTGTGTTTGAACAATCCACCATGACAGTTGAGATAGAGACTACACGTGCCATTGCAGCACAGATACTCAGACACAGGTCATTTACTTATCAAGAATTTAGTCAAAGATATGCTGATGCTAAGTTACTTGAGACTATAGAATTACCAGAGCTGAGAAGACAAGACAATAAGAACAGACAGAATAGCATTGATGATCTTGACCCTAAAGTTGTAGACAAACTCAACGCACAGATGAACACTCTATTCAGCAGTGCATTTTCTCTTTACAATCAGATGCTAGAGGAAGGTGTTGCAAAAGAATGTGCACGTATGGTATTACCTCTATGCACTCCAACAAGAATATACATGACAGGTTCATGCAGATCATGGATACATTATATCAATCTTAGATCTGCAAATGGCACACAAAAAGAACACATGTTGATAGCACAAGCAGTGAAAAAAATATTCATTGAACAATTTCCTACAGTAAGTGATGCATTAGATTGGTAATGGTGTTATACTACAGGTATGAACATTTTTGTTACTGATCCAAATCCAAACATATCAGCACAATGTCTGCCCGACAAACACATTGTCAAGATGCCATTGGAAACATGTCAGATGCTTGCCATCGTTGCATCTGATAAGTGGGGTCACAACTTTGGCACACTGCCTAAGTTAGATGGCACACCATACAAGACAGAGAAGGGTGCATTTCGTAATCATCCCTGCACTGTATGGGCACAGACGCATTGGACATGGTTGATACTGCATGGTCTTGCTTTGTGTAATGAATATACACACAGATACGGTAAGAAACACAGTTGCCATTCAACTATTGCACACTGCACACACATATTTCCTTTGCAAGAATCTGATCCTACAGAATTTGCATTTGCAGGTCCTGATGAATTCAAATACGACACCAGTATTGACATTTTCACTGCCTACAAACGCTACATTGCATCTAAACCTTGGGTTGCAAACAATTACTTACGTGACCCATCTCGTAAACCTACTTGGATATCATGAATCCCATTGACACAAATCGTATTGCTGTTGCACTCGAAAGAATTGCACAAGCACTAGAGCATTTAAACATTGAGCATGCTCACATAGATACAATCGATCACAATCACATTGAGAGTGACACTCCCGTTGAAGTAAACACACACGCTAAAACATGGTAAAATTATTTGCAGCATGCCCTCCTGTCTACACATTACCTGGTACATGGGATGATCCTGAGAAAATAAAGAGGTGTCAGGAGACATTGATACCACACTTAGAATTAGAACCTGAGACAGGTTTCTTAGTATTTGTGGCATTACTTGTTTTTGGTCTTATCATCTATGGTTTATACAAAACATTTGGTAAAGGTGGTGAGGGATTGAGAGATGAGATCAAAGAGCATGCTAGAATGCATGAACTTGGTATTGCTCATGGACATGAGGGTGGTGGTGAAAGACCAGTCATGACTCAGAAGGCACAAGAGCAAGACTATCCACAACATCATCACAATGATTGACTCCCTTTACCTAGGTCCTGAATACGATTTATCACATATAGAAGGCGACACAGTGTGCTCCATGGACGTTGCAAAACTTTTGGAGCAACAAAAAATTGTTGCAATATTTCAAGGAAGATCAGAGGCAGGACCTAGAGCATTGGGTAATCGTTCTATCTTATATGATCCAAGAGATCCTTATGGTAAAGATAGAATCAATATGGTAAAAAATAGAGAACCTTTCAGACCGTTCGCTTGCAGTGTGCTACTTCATCATGCTCACAACTGGTTTGACATGGGTGGTCTCACTGAGTCACCTTTTATGATGTACGCTGTGGATGCACAACCTCATACTTATGATAAGATACCTGCTGTATTACACGTTGATAAAACATGTAGAGTACAAACTGTAAGTATTCAAGACAATAAAAATTTCTTTACTTTGATAGATTCTTTTTATCAGATAACTAAAATACCTCTACTATTCAATACGTCATTCAATTTATCTGGTGAACCTTTGGTAGAGACACCAGAGGATGCGATTGATACCTTTGAAGACAGTGCAATAGACTATCTTTATTTTCCAGAGGTGCAAAAACTCAGGGGAAAATGACTTTACAATTACATAAATCTGGAAAAAAAATCTCCGCAAAATTTTCAGTCCTAGGGTTGAACCTGTCTAATAATGGTTCGGTGTGTGTGATGAGAGATGGCAAGTTAGATTTTTATCTTGAGTCAGAAAGAGTCACTAGAAGAAAAAGAGATCATGCTGTCAGGTCATTGATAAAGTATGTGCATGACATAGACGCTGTTGCCATATGTGATTGTCAGTGGGATGAGGATTCTAAAAAACTTTTATCAGCTCTCGACTTGAATGTTGTAAAGAATAAGTTTCCAGACGCAGAGATATATGATTACAGATCTGAACACCATAAGTGTCATGCTGCCTCTGCATTTTATAACTCAGGGTTTGATAATGCTATAGCCGTCGTGGTTGATGCAAATGGTTCTCAAACAAAAGCTGGCATAGAGATAGAAACTATTTTTGATATACCTTCATGGCAGGTATTACATAAAAAATATTGGTCACCTCAAGATCAAGGTATTGGTAAAAAGTTTGAACAAGTTTGTGCTAATTATGGTTTCAATAAAAATGACGCAGGCAAAGTGATGGGTCTTGCAGCATATGGTAAGCATGAGGCATACTATGTGCAACAGGCATGGGAAAAAAGAGCACTTGAATTATGTAAAATGTATAAAGATCGTAACCTTGTTTTATCTGGTGGATGTTTTCTTAATTGTGTGGTAAACTATAAGCTACAGAGGCAACTTGACGTAAGCATAAGGGCAATGCCCATCGCTCATGATGGTGGTACCTCTATAGGTGCTGCCTATCTTGCAACACTAAATAAATCACTCGCTAAAACACATGCCGACATACCCAATAAAGAACTTGAAGACAGGTGAGACCAAGGAACTCTCCATGTCAATGAAAGAATATGATCAATTTAGAAAAGATAATCCCGACTGGGATAAAGATTGGTCTAAGGGATCAGGAGGTGTAGTCAGTGCCACGGGTGACGTGTATAGTAGAACAGATGGTGGATGGAACGAAGTGCTATCAAAAGTAGCACAAGTACCAGGTGCAAAAGTCAAACCACAAAAAACTACACACTTCTAACATGCCACGTAAAAAGAAAATGTCTATCAGTGTTGGCACTGGTATGACTGCGAAGCAAATGAAGAGAAAGAAACCATATAATTCTGACATCATGGTTGATGTCCAACCGATCACCCCTAACCAGAAACATGCTTTTGCTTCATATAATGAGGGTAAAAACTTATTCTTATACGGTGCAGCAGGCACAGGTAAAACATTTATAACATTATACCAAGCACTCAAGGAGGTTCTTGATCCTCTCACACCATACCAAAAGGTAGTCTTAGTAAGATCACTGGTGTCCACAAGAGAGATAGGTTTCTTACCTGGTGACCATGAGGACAAGTCAGCACTGTATCAGATACCATATAAGAATATGGTCAAGTATATGTTTGAGTTGCCTACTGACAATGAATTTGAAATGTTGTGGGGTAATCTCAAGGCACAGGAGAGTGTGACCTTCTGGTCTACCTCATTCATTAGAGGTACAACACTTGATAACTCTATAGTTATTGTGGATGAGTCACAAAACTTGAATTTTCATGAGTTAGATAGTATAATAACAAGAGTAGGTGA